GAACTTCTGAGTGTAATCAGAATGCCACTGCTAAGACTTCAGATTTCAACCAGAATGCAACGGAGAAGAATACTTCCTTTGACGATTCTTACAGTAATAAGAAAGCCGAGCTCGAAGGCATTAAATCTCGTGCAGATGCTCAGGCGGCTAATGCTGTAGGTATTGCACAGAACGCCAACACTCAGTCACTTCAGGCTCTGGAGAAAGCTCAGAATGTGGAGAACGAATCCGCTGAGACAACGTCCAAAGTCGATAAGATGAGCGATGACATGGATGCGTTTGAGCTGCAGATGCTGGCTTCTCCTGATGATGCATTTGTGGAAAACGGCGTTGCATATTTCACAAGGAATGGTGAAGTTCTGTTCTCCATCACCGGTATTGGTGGTGGCGGAGGCGGTGGAGGTGGCGGTGCTGTAACCAGTGCTGACATGAAGATGACCAACACCACAGGCTGGTTGAACAAAACCATCTCCAACAATGATACCTGTGTTGTGTCTTTCACCTGGTCTTCCATTGAGAACGAAATGGAGACTGGCCCTGGCACTATGCGAGTGGATGTCAATAATTCCACAAAGTATATTAACGGCAGCGTTCCTCAGGGAGAGAATTCCATTGATGTGGCTCCATATTTGAGCACAGGTGCAAATAAGGTTGCTATCTACATGGCAGACGTGTATGGCACTGAACGAGTCATTCGCTGTACTGTTATCGTATCCGTGTTCAAACTTGAATCCTCTCTTGATGTTTCCACTCCGTTCACTGGCGCTATTCTGGTTCCATACACCCCGACTGGTAGTGCAGCAAAGACTGTATATTTCATTCTGGATGGCGAAGAACTCGGAACGGTTGTTACCAGTGTATCCGGCAGACAGCAGTCCTACACGATTCCTCAGCAGTCTCATGGCTCTCATTCACTCAGAATGTACTTCACTGCAGAACTGAATGGGCAGCAGGTTACTTCGAATGAATTGTATTTTGAACTGACTTGCATTGACCCGTTGAGTGACGTACCTGTTATTACAAGTTCGTATAATGCTACGAATGTGAAACAATATGATACCGTCAACATTCCGTATGCAGTGTACAATCCTGCAGCAATGGAGACTGATATTGTCATCAATATTAATGGCGAGCAGTATTCTTCCCTGAAGGTCGATCGTAACACGCAGATATTCTCCTATCAGGTCGAGGCAGCTGGTGAACTTACGATCGAAGTTGTCAGCGGATCTGTGGGAAGTCCCGATTATGCGCACAAGGTTTGGACTCTTACCGTTGATCCTGTTGATATTGACGTTGAGGCAGAAACAGAAGCTCTTGCACTGTACCTTACTTCAAAGGGCAGAAGCAATGCTGAAGCTCTCGAAGCCCGTCAGCAGTGGAAGTACAATGATATTTCCGCAACGCTTACTGGTTTCAATTGGAAAATCAATGGATGGCTGAACGATGATGAAGGCATAACGGTTTTAAGGCTGAACGGAGAAGCTCGTGTACAGATTCCGTACAAACTATTTGGCACGGACTTTAAACAGACAGGCAAGACAATCGAAATTGAATTTGCAACAAGAGACGTCGTTGATTTCAACGCTGATATTCTCACCTGTATGAACGGCAACACTGGCCTTCGTATAACTCCTCAGGCAGTATATTTCAATGGATCACAAACGAAGCTTAATGCCCCATACAGAGAAAACGAGCACTTAAGAGTATCGATTACGATCGAAGACCAATCGCGATACAACCTGATTGGTGTGTATCTTAACGCTGTAGAATCAAGTGCAACGGTGTATGTAAGCGGTGAAAGATTTACTCAGCTAAGTCCTGTTGACATTTCTATCGGTTCTGACCTGTGCGGCATTGATATTTACAACATTCGAGTGTATGACCAGTGTCTGTCCGCTCGCCAGATTGAGAGTAACTGGATTGCTGACACTCAGATCGGCTCCGTTATGCAGGAGAGGTACAACCGAAATAATATTTTTGACAGTGGTGAAATCACGATCAATACGCTGCCGTCCAATCTTCCTTATATGCTGGTGGAAGCAACAGAACTGCCAAGGTATAAGGGTGACGAGAAGACTAATATTAGCGGTCGTTACGTAGATCCTGTAGACAACTCCAAATCATTTACATTTACTGGGTGCTCGATGGACGTTCAGGGAACTTCGTCTTCTGTGTATTACAGAAAGAATTACGATATGCAGTTTAAGAACGGCTTCGTAATGTCTGCTGGCTACACGAGTGACAATTATGGACTGCGTGAGAACAGTATTCCGTTTAACAGATTCGTGCTGAAGGCTGACGTGGCTTCTTCGGAATCTGCAAATAACACATGTCTGACAATGCTCTACGATGAAATTTGTCCGTATGAGACTGCTGAGATGAAAGCGGATCCTCGAGTCCGTTGGGGTATTGAAGGCGTTCCGATTGTCTTGTTCTGGTACAATCCTGATACTGGCGAGACATCTTTTATGGGTAAATACAATTTCAACCTTCCGAAACGAGCACCTGCTCCGTATGGATATACCAGCGGTACTGACGAGTCGTGGGAGTTCGAATGGAACAACTCGGACAACGTAAAGTTTAAGGATTTCGATATTACAACTGAAGCGGTTGATCCTATCACCGGAGAAAAGCATCTTGCCTGGTACGATGACTGGGAAGCTAGATTCCCCGATAAGAAATGGCGTAATGCTGATAAGCTTGGTGAATTTGTCAGGTGGGTTGTAAGCACTGATCGTGAAAAGGCTACAAATGAAAATTTGGAGTCCCCTGTCACGTTTAGCATGCTTCCTACTGTTGGATTCCTCACTGCCTATAGCGACGACAAGTCTTATAGTACTGAGGAAGTTAAAAACGATAAGGGTCTGGTCGTTGGGTACAATGTGACGTTCACGAAAGACACGCCTGCTTACAGACTGGCCAAGTTCCGTGCTGAGGGATCCGATTACATGGAGCTTGAGTCTTTTATATTCTATTACATCTTTACAGAACAATTCCTAATGATCGACTCCCGTGCAAAGAACCTGTTTATTGGTACTCATGGTAGTCGTATTACGGAGGGCTAAATAATGGCTGATAAACGTGCAATGGACCGGAAGTGGGTTGCCGAACCGTACGATATGGATACGGCGCTTGGTATCAATAACTCCGGTATTCTATCATACGGATATTCATTGCAGGACACGGATCAGGTCGATGCCGAAATTGCAGGCGGTGACGACCAAGGAAGCAAAGACGTATTCAATGCTCAGAACTCTGTCCTCTGGATGAATATTCGTGATGCATATCGTGACCAAATTGTTAGCATGTATCAGAGTTTACGTTCTGGAGACAAATTCAATTACTCATACATCGAACAATATTTTGAAAACCATCAGAGTAAATGGCCGGAAGCTCTGGTTAATGAAGATAGCTATGTTAAGTATATTACTCCGCTCGTTAAGCCAGTTACAGAAAAAAAAGACGAAGTAACTGGTGAAACTTACTACGTAACAACTAGCGAATACTTGACAAAGCTTCTTGGTTTAAAAACTCAGCAGCGCAGACGGTGGATGTATAATCGTTTTAGATTTACAGACAGCAAGTATCTGCTTGGCGATGCTGCAGCAAATACCATTGGAATGCGTTTGTTCCATGATGGAACACTAACCGTGACGCCTGCCCTTGATTTGTACGTAAGCGTGAGATTCGGTTTGGGCAGCACACCGCGGCAGGTTCAAACAACTGCAGGAACGCCGATTGATTTTGCATTCGTAAACCCTTCTGGCACGAAGGACATGGAGACGGTAATATATTCTGCCGATTTGATCACCGATCTTGGTGACCTTTCTGTATTTTATCCAAATGAGATTAACCTGAGCTTTGCCACAAGGCTTCGCAGGTTGAAAATCGGATCTGGTGAAGAGGGATATTCTAACGGCAGACTTAATACGATTAACATCAGTAATAAGCCTGTGCTTGAGTATCTTGATCTCCGTAATTGCCCAAACCTTGCTGAAGGTTTTGATCTTGAAGGTTCTCCTCGTCTTGAAGAAGCATATTTCGATGGGACGGCAATCACTGGCGTTGATCTGGCAGAAGGTTGCTCAATTGAGCATTTGCATCTGCCGGATACGATCACGGCTTTGACGCTGATGGATCTCGATAAACTGACCGATCTCCAGCTTGCTGGGCTTAGCAAAGTGGAAAGGTGCATGATCCGTAATGTTAGCCCAAGCGTTGCCGATCCGATCAGCATTGTCGAACAGCTGCAGCCTGGTACACTAGTGTATCTAGAGGGTATTAATGTTGAATTAGCCGATGCTGCTGCAATTGACGAGTTCATGGATGTCCTGGATACAATGAAGGGTGTGACCAGAACTCGTGGATTTAATGGCAGATGGGCTTACACGGAAACGGAGAAAGCCCAGGTAAGCGGTACGATTCACACAACAACACTGACTGGCGCAGAAATCGCTGCGTTTAAGAAACGGTATCCTTATATTTCAGTAACTGCAGATCATGTGGAAGCCGTTATCAACTTCAAGAGTCATGATGGCAGCATCACGTATGAAACTAAGACCATCATTAATGGTGCAGATGCCACTTACACAGGATCTACGACTCCTACTAAGGAATCGACTCCTCAGTATAATTACACATTTGCTAACTCCTGGTCACTTACGCCTGATGGTAACTCTGACGCCAACGCCCTTAAGGCTGTATGGGATAACAGAGATGTTTATGCCTGTTTCGATGCTATTGTCAGGAGCTACAACGTAAGGTACATGAATGAAGGTACACAGGTTGGTAGCACTCAGGTTGTACAGTATGGTGGAAACGCCACTCCTCCTGCCGATCCTACGCATCCTACTGACGCTAGCAGGTACGTATTCCAGAGATGGGAGCCTACAGGCGAGAACATCACTGGCGATACGGATTGCATAGCTAAGTATAAGGATACAGCGTTGAAAACTTTGTTGTATTTAAACAATACGATAACTGATATAGTTGAACCAGATGGTTATACAATAACATACGTTAGGCCAGATGCTTTCCGCGGGTTAAAGACCAATGCTACCGTAGACTTGAAAAATGTTACGTCAATTGGCGAAGCGTCTTTTCAAGATTGCAGATTATATGAAATAAACTTGCCAAATCTTATAACAGTCGGAGCATCTGCCTTCTCTAACGCATCAGTACGTCATCAATGGCTGATAGAATTCGAATATGTTAAGACAATAGAGTCATATGCTTTTCAAAAATTTTATGCTGCGGTCAGCGCTGACAACCTTGTCATGCGTTTTCCTGCAGTTGAGACAGTCGGAAACTATGCTTTTTATGGCGCTAGAATTAAAACGCTTGAACTAGGGAATGCAAATGAAATTGGGTCAAGAGCTTTTGTATCGGCCGCGGCAAGTGATTATATACATTACTTAATTATTCGTTCCAATCAAGTTCCAAATTTGCCTTCAAATACCATTAACAATAAAACTAGCATTTATGTTCCAGATCAGCTTGTTGATTCTTACAAAACGGCTACTAACTGGTCTACTTTTGGTGACAACATCTATCCTATTTCGGAGGTGCCGGAATAATGAACACAATTGAAAAATATGGCGATGATAAAACTTACGGTATGTTAATTGATGGGTCACTTGATGAGTTTATAGACGATGAACTAACCAGCGTTTTGGATTACAAATTTAGCAGGTTAACGGCACTTACCAAAATTGACGCCCCAATAAGTAGCTGTGGTGTACACGCATTCTCATACTGTTCAAATCTGAATTTTTTCAATTTTAGCGCGCTTCAAATCATAGCGGACGGTTGTTTCCAAAAGTCTGGCTTATATGATGTTCGCATTGATAATATTTCAAGTATTGCATCTAATATGTTTAACTATTGTGAAAATCTAGTTAGTGTTAGCATACCTAATGCAACATTATGCGGGGACAACGCTTTTTTTTATTGCACAAAATTACAAAATGTTGATTTGCCGTTAGTATCTACGGCGCAGAATAATGTTTTTGAAGGCTGCTCTAATCTTGAAAAAATTGTTTTACCAGCTTTGAAAAAAGTGACACTTAAACTATTTTACAATTGCTCAAAACTAAAACGAATCGATCTCCCATCAGTAACTAACATCGGTGGCCAGTATTCTTTATATACTGAATCAACAGATTGTATTGTTATTCTCAGAGCGAATTCTGTTGCCACTTTGCAAACTTCCAGCATTCATACTTCTGGTAAATATCTTATGACCTTTTATGTTCCAGATGAACTTGTCGAAGATTATAAATCGGCGACCAACTGGTCAACAATTGCTAGCCAAATACATCCAATTTCCGAGTTACCTGAAGAAGAGTGACTTTTTTATTTCCGAAAGGACTGTCCAAAATGATCAAAACAGAACCTTACATGACTCGCAGTGACGGGGTGGTCCTCGTCCGTACCTACAGTGACATTCACCACACGATCATCTCTGACGAGACTGGTTTTGAGTACGATGAAGCGATCGATCCTGAATTCAAACATCGTACCTACCATGAGTCCGAGAACGAGATCGTGGACCCCGAACCGCCGGAAGAAATCCCGGCAGAATAACCTCACCATCAACTGGCATAACTTGATGACTTAGCGCTACCATCAAGGCCAGTATTAGATGAAAAACCGCATAGACAGCAGCCACCGAGGTTTCCTTCCATGAGCGGAAGGTTCTTAGGTAGCTTTTTTATTTGGACAATTTCATAGAACAACTGAATACGGAACCAACTATATTTTTGAAAGGAAGTATTCATTTATGACTGACGCTAATGGCAACATGGTCATGCCCGTTGCTCCTTATGGTGGTGGCGGTTTCGGTGGATTTGGCGGCGACAATGCATGGTGGATCATCATCCTTCTGATTTTCATGGGTGGTTGGGGAAACAACGGTTGGAACGGTAACGGCAACTGTGGCGGCGGTACTACGTTTGTTGCCAACGATGTACAGCGCGGATTTGACCATGCTTCTGTGTCCAATGGCATTTCCAGTCTTCAGAACGCTGTCACAACTGGCTTTGGCAATGTACAGACTGCACTGTGCAATGGCTTCGCTGGCGTGAATCAGGGCATGGCCAACGGCTTTGCACAGGCTGAAATCGCCAATAATGCAAGACAGATGGCCGACATGAATCAGATGTTTGGCTTTCAGACTGCTCTCAATGGTCAGCTGAACAGCATGGCTATGACTCAGCAGAATTGTTGCTGTGAAAATCGTGCCGCCGTAGCTGATCTGAAGTACACCATGGCAAACGAAGGTGCCCTCACTCGCGCAAATTGCAACGACAATAAGCAGGAGATCATGAATAAGCTTTGCCAGATGGAACTCGACGGTATCAAGCAGAACTATGAGAACCGTATCGCTGGCATGCAGAACACCATTGATGCCATTCGTGCCGAGAATCAGGATCTTAAGGCTAATGCTGCTCGTGTTGCTGACAGGGCTGCCATTATTGCCAACAATGAAGCTCAGACCGCTACTCTGGAAGGATATCTGGCTCCTCTTCCTCGTCCCGCATATGTTGTTCAGAATCCTAATTGCTGCGGTAACTTCGGCTATGGCGGATGCGGTGCTTACGCGAGCTAATCACGCTATTTGACTAATCTTGAATGGGGTGAAATTTATGGCCGAATTTACATACAACGAAGTCCAGCTTGTCCAGCCTGGTGCCGCTGCTGTACTGGACACGCGTATTGCATGCAATCGTGGGATGGTTCTTCATCGTCCTGGAAGCGGAATCCTAACTCTGAGGGGAATCGTGAATAAACCTTGCTGCAGGTTTGCAAGGTATCGTGTGGTATATGATGGAAATATTGCCGTCCCTGAAGGTGGTACGGCCGGTGAGATTCAGTTGGCATTGGCAATTGATGGCGAAGTTGTTCCTACTAGTATTGCTGCCGCTACTCCTGCTGCGGTGGATCAGTACTGGAATGTGAGCGGCTTCGCCATTATTGATATTCCTGTTGGGTGCTGCTACACGGTCAGCGTTGAGAATGCAAGTGTAAGTCCGACACCTGCAACAACTCCTGCACCGGCGTTGAATCTCCGTAACCTGAATGTCGAAGTAACCAGGTTCCGTGAGGAGGGCTGATATTTTATGTTCGAAAACTTGGAAAAATGTATGCAAAAAGAGCTCGAGGTGTTCGAGCAGAAAATGAAGTCTGGAACCGAGATGAGCACTGCTGATCTTGAGAAGATTGACAAACTGGCTCATGCGCTGAAAAGCCTGGCTACTTATACCGCCATGAAGGAAGCCGAGGAAGAATACTCTGAAGGCGGAATGTCTGGCCGTCGTGGCCGTGGTATGAATGGCCGGTATGTAAGTCGTGATGGTGGTTCTTACGCTGATGGATATTCTCAGGGCTATTCCGAGGGTATGCGTCAGGCAAGTGGTTGGTATCGACCTGAAGCAATGCCGCCTTATGACTTTAAGGTAAGGTACTGATCTGGTTAGAGCGTCATTTCGGCTCATGAATACCAGCCATGAGTGACACGTATGATGATGGAGGGATACTGATCAACCCGACCGCAGGAGGGGGTAGGGCCTGCGGATTTTTTGGAAGTCTTAATGATTATGAAAAGAGCTGTGGCGGAATAGGTAAACGCTTAGCCGTAAGGCAGGATAACAGCCTCTTCATAAGGGGATGCGCAAGCAGGAAATAGGTGTTCGGATATGCCTGCCATGTGAGGTGTAAATCCTCACCAGCTTCATTGGAAAGAGCTGTAGAAACATGGCTCTTTTCTTTTCTCGCGGCATCAACATGGATATTTATGAAAAGGAGGTATTATTATGAAAAAGAAGTTAAATCGTACTAATGACGGAACTTTTGAGAAAAGTGTGTTTATGATTAACTATTTGAAAGAAAAGTATGGTGAATCATGGCACCTTGGAAACAACAAGAAGATGTATGAAAGGTATGAAGAAGCGGCAAAAGAATACTACAAATCGAAGAATAAGGAATGAAAAGGTCCAAACACGGGCCTTTTCTTTTTATCGCATGTAAAACATGGTCAATAATGGAGACCAATTAATACAAAAAATGGAGGAATTTATTATGACGACTGAATGGTATTTATTTGTGGTTTTTGTGGCAAGTGTATTTGGACTTGTTGGAACTATTCTGATCCATTTCGCTCATACTTTGCAAAAAGAAAGGGATGCAAAGTATTACGAAATGATTAGAAGAGATGCAGCATTTTGGCAAATGAAACTTGAACAAAGCTGTGAAATGATCGTGGATGAAGTTATTGATGAATTGAACTTTAGAAATGAAATGAAAGAATTGGTTGAAGACGATAAGAACGATGAAGAATAAGGTCCAAACACGGGCCTTTTCTTTTCACTTTGAACATCGTATGATGTGAAAAATGGTATAGAAGACGAACTTGCTCCTTTCTTTGTGAGGTCTGCAAAACCTTTATTCCCCAGTTCGAGTCTGGGTGGCACCTTCAAAACTCTTGTAGATCAACGCTTTAGGTGAGAGTAAGGCGTTGATTTTTTCTTTTGCTGAATCTTAGGACCTTTATGCTGAAAAAGAATAAAAAGATGTGGGCTCTGGTGGATATTCCTGCCAGGGCCCGTTTTTCGTTTTACCAAATACCACATTAAAAGCACAATGCTGCATACATGTCATCAAACCCATCACCATACAAGTTAATATAGATATTGTATGTTACCTGAACGCTGCTGTGTCCCATAAGCTTGCTGAGGATCTTAACGTCTATGCCCTTATAATAGCAGTTCGTGGCGAATGTATGCCGGAACACATGCTCTCCTAGATATTTCACTCCTGCAAGCCTGCAAAGTTTCTTTGTCTGGTACGTAAGCTTCTGATAGGTGTAGCGCTCCCCATCCTGCTCGAAGACCCATTCGGTAGTGCGACGACGTAGAGCATTCTTAAGGATATTTGTAGCTTTCGGAGTAAGCGGAATGGCACGATTACTGCTTTTGCTCTTTGGCGAGTCCTGATATTCTGCAATGGACGAATACTGAGGGTTAATGATTGTAGCATGTACTTTCATTTTATGCCGCTCAAGGTCAATATCAGACCATTTCAGTGCCAGAAGCTCACCAGCGCGAAGACCGGTCTCCATCTGGAATCCTACAGCAGAATAACCGACATTGTCAGGTTCTCTGGCAATTATATTCCAGAGCCTTGTCTGATCAGCTTCACCATAAGCAACCACTTCTTTAGTCTTTTTCTTAAGCTTCGCCTCTGACGGCATCCTTATCCCAACGGAAGGATCTGCCGGAATAATGCGCATTGCAGCAGCTTGCCTAAGCGGAGCGGTCACAATTAACGTTTGTTTCTTGATATTACTGATCCCATAGCCATTCGCTACCAGCTGATTAATGTACTTCTGAATGTCAAAAAACGTAATGTCACATACGCGCTTGGCTGATATTTCGTACGATGCGAGCGTGTCTCTTGACACCAGCAGCCTGGAATAGGATGCACTTTTAATAGAGTTCTTCTTAAAAAGATCAAGCCAAGCGTTAACGAATTCCAACAGCGTAAGTTCTCCGTTCATAGTGTTCTTAAGCTCGTCTTCTATACGGTTGTCAAGGTTCTGCAGGTCATCAGAATTATATTTTGCGCAGCACTTCACGTCAACCACCATCCTTTCATTAAATGACCGAATGGTTTCGCGCGATGAACATGTTCATTAATGAAAGGAGGAATTTACATGATTGGATTGACGGAAATTAAGAAAGTTCAAGGTCAAGGAGATTTGGCAAGTAACGAAGTCGCAAAAGCATCGACACTTGTTATTGATGTGATCGCTTTTCTTTGCTGTAATAAACTTATGCGGTTATTACGCTTCTTATTCAGGAAGAAATTTGATGAACAATATGACAAATTACGGAAGGTACTCGACTCACTGTTGGCTGCTGGAGCATCTTTAAACGACCAGTGGAACGTACTTGAGGACTATTGCGATCAAACATGTGAAGAAGAACTTGAAGAATGAAAGAAGCAAAGGAGCTGATATTTACATGGCTCCTTTCTTTTTTACTACGCGAGTTAAACATGGCTAATTATGAAGGAGGCGATCTATATGCGCTATGATGTTAATCGAAAAACGTTGGATGAATGTATTAGACAGGAAATTGAGATGTGCGAATACAGAATGAAGCATGTTAAAATGAATTCTAAACGTAGTCCATTGTCAGATGAAGTTTTATATTTTAAGTACAACTATTATAAAAAACTGTTGAATTTGTACGACTCAGATCGAGAGAAATTCAAAGTAGTTTATGATAGGACGTGCCCAGTAGAGATATTCATTTGGCCGGACATGCGAAATAGAATTACAGCAACTGTGTCCAACTGCAGAACATTAAAATGCACTGAATTAACGGAAGACGAACTCGATAAAGCAAAAGAATTAGCAAAAATAGAGATTGACAATTTCTTAAGCAAAGAACTGGGTTAAACCTGGTTCTTTTATTTTTGCTACGCGAGTTAAACATGGCTAATTATGAAGGGAGTGATATTCCATGAGGAATACGGTATACAAAAGGTATTACATTTGTAATGTTTTTGAAAAACTGGAAGATCGCACTTGGAGATTTATCGAACAAAGAAAATGGGACGGTAAAAAACGCCAGGATGCGATTGCGTACATGAAACAGAAGAAACAAGAAGGATACGAAGCACAGGTATGGCCGAGAGTGGAGGAAGTTCCTGCAGACTAAGAAATTGGGCCAAACACGGCCCTTTTCTTTTATCCTCGCGACATCAACATGGTATGTAATGAAGAGGAAGAACTACTTCGGACCTTGTTGATTTGAAAGGAGAAATAAGTTATGTGGTTTAGCAATCTTTGTACTATCGTAGGATCGTATGTAATTGGAAAAATGGTAATTGCACCGATACTTATTGGCATTACAAACGAAGCGGTTAAGGCGCTCGACGGAATTATTCATCCGAAGAACAATGAACAGAAGGAAGAAGAAAAGTGAACGACAGAAAAGGAGAAGCGAAAAACACTCGCTTCCCTTTTTTTCTCGCGGTATCAACATAGTTCTTAATGAAGAACTATAAGTTCGACATTAAAGGAGGTTTTGTTATGAAAGAGCCTTACAAAATTAGAATTCAATTATTCGGATTCACTTTTGAAAGGGACGTTGGCGAAGATGACTTCGACAAACTGAAATCTACAGTGTCAAATATTTGGGGCACGATATGCGGAGCGGTAAATAACGCTATTAACGACCTTGGTAAAGCAATAAATGAGAATATTGAGTGGGCAAAAATTATTGGATATTCAATACTATCAACGTTTTGGCAAATGCACTATTTAGTTAACCTATGTATGCAGAAAGCGATATTTGCAATAGGAAATATGAATTAATAGGAGGATGAACGATATGTTGGCTGCTATAATTAAGATTTATTTTGGAATTGGAATTATTTGTATAATTGGTGTGCAGATTATGGTGCTTGAAGCAAAACGTCAAGGTAGAAAATGGGAATTCATTGTTAATGCTACTGGTATCCGTTGGCTAATGCTTTATATTTGGTATGTAACAATTAACGCTATTACCTGGCCTCAATTCGTGTACAGGTTTGCAAAGCTGTGGGTTGAAGACGAGAAGGAACTGGCCGACGAAGTTGCGGACAGTGAAAGATGAGAATTCAATGGCTTATAAAAACTAAACGTCGAACTGTAGTCATTAAAGGAGCTGATATTTACACGGCTCCTTTCTTTTTACCTCGCGCAAAAAACACGCATAATAATGAAGAGGAATCTTCGAATATATTTAATGGAGGTTTATGATTATGACTACTATTATTATTGTACTGGTGGCTTTTATTGCTATGGTATGGGTAACTGCAATGGTTATTGGTGTATTGTGGTTTATTAATAGGGCTAAAGAACAGCGCGCTATTGATATGCAGAACTACATCGAAATGATTGTGATTCCAGAACTGTACAACAAGATGGAAGAAACCTATGATAAGATGTTGGACAAAACTATTGACAAATCCGTTGATATGTCTGAGAAGATTGCAGAAAAATTGACAGCGTATACTTAAAGGAAATTCAGGAAGGAATCAAGTGATATTTACTTGGTTCCTTTCCTTTTTTAATAAAAACTAAATTTATAGGAGGTCACTTTTATGGCAGACATGGTTAACCATCCGAGTCACTACACTGTCGGGGAGATTGAGGTAATCAATTATATTCGAGACAAACTTAGCCCTGCAGGATTCACTGACTACTGCATTGGAAACGTTCTTAAGTATGTATCTCGTTGGCGTCATAAGGGAGGAATCGAAGATCTTAACAAGGCCAAAGTATATTTGGAGTGGGCAATTGAGAGCGCTGGCAAAGAGGAGGATAAGAAATGCTAATGAATTATGGAGGAAACGTTTGCATTCTGACTTTTCTGAACGACGACGAAGAACCGGAATTGTTTTCCTGCCTAAACATGCTTAGCTTCCCGCAGTGTATCGGATTCCCTGACCATAATGTGAAGCACGGGAAGTATACGACTGAGGTGTATATTTTTGGTGTGTCACAGGATGATGCAATGCTTATTGAAGCTGAAATAAGAAGGCATGCTCAGTATTTCAGAGAGCGTATGCTTAATACTTTTGACAAAATCAAAGAACATTATTGCGGGATAATTAGTGGCGACGGCAAATACGAAGGCTGCACACGGTGCACTCATTATAAAAATAACGACTGCAATTGGAAGTACATGTATCAGTATACTGACTATGCATCTGACTGCTGTGATTTTGAGAGGGATGAATCCAAATGATCTGGAGCATTGTTAAGGTATATTTGATTCTTGGTGTTTTGTTTACAATATTTCAATTAAGTGTGCATCACATAGCATATTACATGGGCACTCTTCGTCGGCCGGAAAAGAAGGCTGCTATTTACAGCAATATTGGGTTCATTATTGGCGTAATAGTATGGCCGTATCAATTCTATGTAATTCTGAAAACAATATACGATGTTAAAAAAGGAAAGAAAACCATTCGAGATCTTGATGACGACTGGGACGAAATACTAGATAAAGCAAATGAGGTGAAATCTAAATGATCTGGAACATTGTTAAGATATATTTAATTTGCGGCGCAGTTGTTGCAGCCGTTAATTGTATTGGCGGAATAATTGCAAGTTTTAACAATACATTACCACAACCGAAAACCATTAAGGGTGTTGCTATAGATGTGATCGGAATACTTGGTATAATGTTGCTATGGCCAATAACTTTAGTGTCTGTGTTATATTCGTTTTTTGGAAAACGTGGTGCCGACTATACCAATTCGCTAATCGATCTGTATACAATGTCGTTTGACGATACAAAAAATGAAGATGATAAAACCGATGAATCGCATTGAAAACTTACATTATAGTGAAGAGCTTACACTATATTTAAGGAGTGATTATTATGGCATTTTATGACGGTATATTAAAATCGGTGAATTTGAACAAAAATGACATCAATGAGACTATTCGGAGAATCCAGGAAAAGACAAAGGAAGTTGATCCAGGAAGCGAAGAATTCCGCAGACTAAGAGTGGATCTGGAACAGGAGCTGAAGAACAAGAAACTTGTAAAAGAAATGAGGTTCGGAGGCATTCGACTGGAAACTGCTTTGTGTATCGCGGCGGTATTTGTGCTTGCAGGATTTGGCTTTGCACTTGATATGGATAGTCCGAAGGCGCTCAAGATTGCACAGTTTGTGCTTCAGACGCCGTTGGTTAAAGGACTGTTGAAACTGTCTTAATGATATGAATGAAAGATATTTGGAGCTCTTCAATAGGATACGAGGCAAATAAACAAGCTTCGTATCCTTTTCTTTTTGACTTTAAGGAGGCTGATATTTATGGAGATCACTAAAGTGAATGTGCCTGTCAAAGTAATCAGTAAGCATTGCCTCGATTGCCCGAGTATGGAGGTAGTGTGCAATGAAGTAAACTACGGAAAGGAGGTTACTCAGTACGTATACGAATGCAAGAATCTTGATAAATGTAAGTTTCTTGCAAAAGTGATCGAGGGTATGCATAAGGAGATGACCAAAAAGAATGGATAACCCTTACTTTGTAAAACTCACGACCGTGGAAGGTGGCCCAGTATGGATTAACCTTGGTGCTGTATGGAGGATCCTCAGAATAGAAAATGGAGGCAGCATGCTTTATATTATGACAGGCGGGTATATGCATGCAGTAAAAGAGACGCCTGAAGAAATCATTGACAAACTGAATGAAGACTGGGAGGACATGAAGTAATGGACACGGTCTGGGTTGCTTATATTCGGGATCGGCGACACAGCTTGTACCAGATTACATTGGACAAAGAGAAGTACAAAGACTATGAGAACCTTCAGGATTCCGAAATCATCGTTGGGATATTTGAAAGCCAGGAGATGGCCGAAAAAGCTGTAGAAATTGTACTGCGGCAAATGGGCTGGCGTGGAAGGTCGTATCACCCGAATGTATGGATGGCACCAGACCGTTATGAGTATGGCTGGAGAGCTGTACCATTTAATCAGTTTAATGTATCTGATCTCTTCAGTGTATGCCATCTGCAAAAGTGGGGTGATATTTGATGGAGATGTGGGTACTTGAGCTATACGATGAATGGTACAGCTGCCCAGTTATTGTAGGAGTGTATACAACGCTCGAAAATGCACAGTCAGCATATGATATTCTGATGAGGCAGATTAAGGAAAAGACACTTGAGGATCCAACAAAGAGGTATGGTATGGTGATCTGCCCAATTCACATTGATTCGTTTATTGATACCGCGCTTGCCTGGGTAAACGATAGCTAACAATTACGCGTCTGAAACATGGCCATAAGTGAAGACCGAAAGGAGGTTACGGTATGAGCTATGTTGGACGAACGATTGGTAAGATATTCATTTGCATAGGTGGTTACTGTTTGGCTAAGTGGGCGATATATCGACTTGAAGGAGGCAAGTCTATCAAGGAGATATACAACGAGGTTAAAGATGAACGACTGAGGAATGAGGCAGAACGAAATGTGTTGGATGACATAGTACTGCAAGAACACGACTTTACGGTGAATTAAGCGGTTAAGAGCTGAGTAATGATATTTACTTGGCTCTTTTGCTTTTTAGGAGGCCGAGATGCTGACACCAAGGCAAAAGCATGCTCTTGCAGAGCTGCACATGGCGTATATGAATCCACCGAGAACTAAAGAAGAACTTGAACTTGAGAAATTTTGGTATGGAGAACAAGACGAACTATTGCAGTCTGCGACATTGTATTGTGATATTAGGAGGATAAAAGAGAATGGACACAATGGCAGCATTCAACAGAAATCAGGAAGCAATAAGACTAGGACTTAAGCCGAGAGTATTTGACTGGCACAAAGCGGCGGAGTTCATTCGGGATCATAGATATGAAATCGTCTGGGTGAGTGCCGGTCTTAAGGAAGATATGGAATGTACTTCTGGTGTGATTTGGGATGATGATTCCGTTGTCTTTCCTGACTTCACTTATCTGCAGTCTAACTGGGCCACACCAATCATGGAGGTATGCTATAAGGATTACGGAATAGGCATTGTGGAAATCGAATGCTGGCAGTATGCAGAAGACGTTCCTTGGGATGAGAATACAGTGTGGCCAAGTTCTGCAATTGATATTCTTGGAGGGCCGGAGGAGTGATAACTTACTTAGTAGCAAGGGGCTCAAGTAAAAGCAAGTTGATAACTGCAGAGCAGATTAACAAGATGCACGAGAAAGGTTACATCACCGCAAATCAGGCTGCTGAGATGATGGAAGAACTGTGGGAAAGTAAATGGGGAAGTAAAAAGGAGGAAGATATTCATGAAAGTGATTCAACCGGGACACGAGATTCTGACGCCGATCAGTGATGGTGGGCTCGAGGAACTCATTGATATTGAGCGTATTGCCAGGACATGCTACAAGAGTGAGCCAAGGGTTCCGCGTGAAGGAGAGACCGCAGAGGATGTAACCAAGCAGTTTGTTTCCGGACTTATTAAGCGTGGGCACGAGGCAATGCTCGAGCACAGCACTTTGAGCGTCAGGTTTGTCTGTGACCGAGGAGTAAGCCACGAACTGGTGCGGCATCGTATGGCGTCTTTCGCTCAGGAGTCAACTAGATATTGCAACTATAGCAAACAGAAGTTTGGTAGTGAGGTTACCTTTATCGCTCCTTGCTATCTGAATGACCAGAATGGCGATGGAGGATACGAATGGGCTAAGGCTATGCTGCAATGTGAGGAGAGCTATTTCAATCTCCTGAACCTTGGATATTCTCCACAGGAGGCCAGAGCTGTTTTGCCTAACAGTCTTAAGACTGAGATTGTGGTAACGGCCAACTACCGCGAATGGAGACATATTCTGAAATTGCGCTGTGCGCCTGATGCCCATCCGCAGATGAAAGAGCTTATGATCCCGTTGCTCGTGGATCTGAAGGGAATGCTCACAACGATATTTGGTGACATTGATGCCGACTGGGAATGGTATCGCAGGTACATGCATGCTGATAGCTTTGAAGTATTCACCAACTGCGTGGCTTTATTTTACAAATCGGATGAGGAGGATTCTGACAAATGATGATTGATGATACCAAACTTTATACTGTACGCTTTGCAAGAAAAGTAGATCAACAGCAGCACAAGTATCCGCCGATCTTTACGATTATGGTACGTGTATTTGCTAAAGATATTTCAGAAGCAATGAGTCTTGCCAATGAATACACTAATCTCGCGTCAAATGAGTACGAGATAGTCAGTGCTGAAACAGATGGTGGCGGAGACTATGTGGCGTACACCACTAGTCCTTGCAGGTAATTAGCGGCATAAACATGGCCTATAACGAAGAAGGTAAGATCAGGGAGTATAAACCCGGCTGGATGGCAGCTGAACTTGAAGAGGCTGTTTTTGAAACTACCCAGCGGCATGGAGCAATGGTAGCTCACCCCGCCGACAGAGTCAGGGGAGACGTGGGTTCGAAGCCCACATGATCTTACCTTCTTTTGTTTGTCTTATTTTGGAAAGGTGGTGATGCCGAATGACTGTAACCGACACATTTGAAAAACGTTGGACTGTTCCTCAGATATAACGCCCCAGAAATGGGGCTAAGAATTAAATAACCCATTAAAGGAGGTCTATTGCTTAATGGTCAACAAAAAATTAGTCCTTGTCGTTGCACTGGCATTACTTATGGTTGTCATGACCGGATGCACACCTACAAAAGTGGAATCTAAAGTGATTGATGAAGTACCAAGTATATTTGTAATTGTGGAAAAAACGTATGGTTATAACATTGTTTATGACAAAGAAACGAAAGTTATGTACGCTGTTAGCAATTTAAGCTCTGGTGCTGGTCGTTTTACATTACTCGTTAATCAAGACGGATCTCCCAAATTATGGAAAGGTGTGTGTCTGAATGATTGATCAAGATTACATTTACTTTGACACGTTTGGTGACACTTACGTTCTGCAAAAAGAACCAAATGCACCTCCGGAACGGTACATTACGCTATACAAAGGTGCCATGAATTTCTATACGGAAAGCTGGGCTGTTAAAGTCGATGGAAAAGGCGAAGATCTGCGTTTAAGCATTGCTTTCGATGAGGAGGAATATGACAACATACACTTTCACGATTCGATGTTAAAAACCAAATGTGAGAAGAATAACTGCACTCTGTCGCACTTAGTGTATATAGCTATGCCTCCAGCCGCATTCTATCAGGTACTCGGATGGCATTCACGTGAATTGGAGAGGAAAGGTAATGCAGATGACTGCTGAAGATATTCTATCTGCAATGTGTGCGCAGAATAATACATTGCTGCAAGCTTTCAATCCAGAAGTGATTGAGTTCAGAAATAATGTAAGAACGCTTCAAAATAATTGTCCAATGATTGAATGGGAGCTACTATTCCATTTTGTAAGTTAGACGATAAGTTCTGTAATGGGCAATGCGTTTATAAAACAAGTCGTTGTCCGTGTGATACATAAGGGCGGCGAAAAGAATGAGTGAAACAATGATTATTCTTTGTGTATTGGGAACTGCAGAAGTTGTATGTATAATTGGCCTTATCGTTACTCATTTCCGGGAAAAGAAAATAGAAAGAGAAATAGGGAAGAAGATCACATATTACAGTTCCATTGGTGATTGGTTGTGTGGAAAAAGGAGGTGGAAGTGAGATTGATAGTGATAACAACAATGGATGCGCTTCCGGATCATTGCCAATTAATATTTTGGAGGGATGCTTGATGGATAGGTCTTACGTATCTTACAAAACAAAAGAAGAATTCGAAAAAGCTTTTAAAGAGATATATAACTCTGGCAAAGAAAGTGGTTTCGATGACGGCTTGGCTATGGGCTTATCCTTTCTGTATGATATTTTAGACAAGTTTGAATCAGTAGACCCAAATATTTTAACGAAAGCACAATACTATGCAAGACAACGTCATATTGAAAATTTTAATAAACGGTTAAAAACACCTAAAACGGAGGATAAGGAATGATAGTGATAACTAGCATGGATTCTCTTCCAGATCATTGCCATGAATGCCCGTGTCACGACGGTGAGAGTGGCTATTGTTGTGCCGACGTGGAACAAAGATATTCTGATTACAGACCGTATTGGTGTCCGTTGAAAGAACTTAAAGTTCGAGAGCTTAGTATGGACGAATGGCAAGAATGGAAAAAGAATCCGAATAGAGATCCGATATGCAGATTGTGGGAAAATGATACTTCTCCGATGTGGACTCTTAGTCCGAATGATGTTCACGAACCTGCTCTTTTAATGGGGAAACTGAAATTATTTACAGGTAAACCAACCGTCGAACAGTGTAAGGAGATTAAGTGGAAATGAAATCTTACATCTATGTAGGCAAAGACAAGACAGCAAAGGGCAAGCAGTTATATTTGTGTGATCCTGAGAAGAATAAAACCTGTGGGCATTACTATAATCCTAATTCGTCAGTTGGTTGGGCCTCTCCGTTCCCCATCATGAAGGACACACCTCTGTACGAGAAATGCGGAGAATGCCAACTCACCACGCATAAGGCATTTGCTAAGACTGATGCTGATGGTAACCCGATTAAGGCTCCGTTCATCAACGGCAATGATATCGACAGCCTGTATAAGGATTTGATCAATGACCTCGATGGAGAACGTAAGATTGTGAAGATCGTAGTAGATATTTACTATGAGGGGGACCCGCAGGATGAGTAAACGGCAGAAACCTTCCTGGATACAAGCGAGGGAGATAGCTAGTAAACGTAAGATAGTCAGTGACGAGATTGATAAATACTTCAGGAATGAGTACACGCGTGGATACAATGATGGTATCAAGGAGTCACTTCCACGGTGCATGCAGCTTGCTAATGCCGCTGCGATTCTGGCGTTTAAGAGGGAAGTAAACGATGACAATGATGCCTGCGAGAAATTCCTTCTGACCTTTGCGGATATTCTGACCAATGAGATCGATTCCGAAGAGGCAGCAGATAAGGTGTTCGAGGAGACTGGAATCAGGATTCGTGCCGATCAGGCAGTTGATATTGTGGAACGCAAGGAGGAATAAAAGGATGTCAGCTATAGTTAAAAATTCTGTAGAACTTGAATGCGATATTTGCCGTAGTTACGATTATATCGAAAACTATAAGGTTGAACTTGTTGATTTTGATAAAAAAATAATGAAGATTGATGGCTGGGTGGTTAAAACTATAGACAAAAACAGTAATGAGTACACATGCATCTGTCCAGAATGCTACAAGTATTTCGTGTCTGCCAAGGATTGCAATATTAATGTCCACGATCGCCGTTTGCATGTTGCTAAAGGAGTTGGGCTGGCAAGGGAACTCGATGAACTCCGGGAAAATCGCGTCGAAAACACGGACAATAATGAAGGTAGTAACTAATTATATTTTAGGAGGTTGTTAGCTATGGTGATAAAAATAAGGATTGATAGCAAAAAAGACTATCAGAATCTTTACCTGGGCTTGAGAAAAGCCGGACTGTTGAGCAGTGTCAGTATCGATGATGCAACGCTGCCTGATAACCGGTTTCCTCTTGAGATTCCGGTTGAGATTGATGGAATTGTTAATCTGGTTAATCATCCGTTGGCTAAAGTTTACAAGAAAACAATAGACGGAAAATTGAGTGAAGCCTGCAAACAGATTAAGCGGCAAATGGCTTAACAGGATAAGGAATCAAGTGAGATTTACTTGGTTCCTTTCCTTTTTAAATAGATATTTTGGTCTAAGGAGGTGAACAACTGTGCCCATTAATACCTGGTTACTCATTGGCTGTATGTTGGCTGCGTGCATGGTAAGTTATGAAGCCGGTAAGTTCGTCATGCAGATTAAGCTCAAAAAGATGTTATCGGATCTGGCTAAGTACATTACTAAGTTCGCTGAAGACATGCGCAAACAACAGAAAGAAGGTAGTCAAGTTGAAATCAATCAAGCTAATCAAAACGGCTAAACCTCTGATGAGAGGCGTCAAGACTGTCGGGAAGACTCTTGGCAAGAACAGCAACTGGATATTTGCAGCTCTTGGAATGGTAGGTCTTGCAGGAACTGCATGGCAGATGGTGGACGCAACCGTGAAGGCAGTTAAGCTCTGCGAAGAGAAGCAGGTTAAAGGGACCAAAGAGGTCATTAAGACTGTCTGGAAACTTTATATTCCAGGTCTCGGTTTCGTCCTTCTGACAACTCTGTCCATTGCTGGGCACACTCGTATCAATCATATTTTGAGTAAGAAGCTGGTAAAAACTGCCAGTGTCCTCGCAGCATCCCAGATGGACCTGAAAGCCGTTAAGGAAAAGGCCGCAGAGATGTTAGGTGAGAAGAAAGCAGCTAAGATCACACAGGAGGTTGATCAGGATAACCTCATGAAAGTTGCTCCACCTAATGAGCGTGACGTGTATAATACTGGGCACGGAGATCAGCTGTTCAAGCTTATGCTCAATGGTGGATATTTCAGAGCTAATAAAGACTGGGTCGTTCTGCAGATCGAAAAGCTCAATAAGATTCTGCACGCTGATCCGTACAATACTTTACGTGTCAGTGATATTCTTGATGCATTTGGACAGGAGGACAATGACTTCGGGTATATGGAATACAACCTTACTGAAATGCTGGAGAGGGGCTATGATGGTTTAGAGGTTGATATTTCAGAATGTCATTGGGATCCGAAGTTTGACAGCAATGAAGTTGTGTGCATTGTGCACATTGCTCCAGCTCCTGATCCGTGCAATCCGTTTTGAAGTGATGATATTGTACTTGACATATTAAAAGAAAGAGGTATTGACAAATGAAATGCATGTGTGACAGGTGTGGTATAAAGTTTGATCATTATTATGTAACTGGTTCCAACTATGCATTGAGCTTTCCTGAAGTCAGAGTTCTGGCTCAAGGCGATGGGGAAAGCCATTGTGTGGTAGAGAATATTTTTGATTTGTATCAGGACTGGGGCATTAATCTCTGCCCTGACTGTTCCGAAAAGTTCATGGACTGGATGCATAACAGTCGGAACGATGCAGATATTCTGCTGCAGGACGCTCAGAACGATCTCAGGGTCGCTGAAGAGCGTATTGAGAATCTTGAGGCTGATGTGAACCGTCTGCATAGTGATATTTTTGAGCTGTCGAGGGAGAATGACAAGCTCGAGGATGACAATGAGCAGCTCGGTTTCCTGAACTCTAACCTGATCAAGGACAATGAGGCTCTTGATAAGGAAAACCATTGCCTAAGGAACGAGATCAACCAGCTGAATAGTGAATTGAACGGTGGTGGTATTAATGGTAACCGGGAAGTCAAGAGCAACATGGCTGAAACTCCGAAGATTAAAACTGTTATCATTGATTCTACTAACTGCCCTGATCGTCTCAACTGCCATCTCAGAGGATCTAATAGTAACTGCCAGTATCCTAAACGGAAGGGAAAGACCAGGAACAAACGCAGCCATTGAAGCCTTCTGGGATCGTGGTGATCTGGTAGAACCAACCGGAGAATGGAGCACGGATCACCAGTGGGTAGAGATATTTGGTGGAGAGACCGGAACAGTCTGGTGCTCGATTAAGTACCTGACAGAAAGATCGGAGCCATTTAAAGTGACAAACGAGAACAGGTCTTCCATCAAGATCCGCAAGCGCCCTGTGAACGGCACAGTCATTGGATATTTGAAACCAGGTAAGATACTTACTATTACCCAGGTTGTACTCGGCTGGGGAAAATGCAAATCCGGCTGGGTCGACCTGGGATATTTAGTTGAAATCGAGGAGTAAAACATATGGAAGAACGCAAAGCCGTGGATTTAGCTCGGGTTATCAG